AGATGGTCATAGTAATACTTGTTTTATATGTGTTAAAGAATATAATAAAAAATATGATTATAAAAAGTATAATATAATAAATAAAGAAAAAATATCCAATAAGCAAAAACAATATTATAAAGATAATAAACAGAAAATATTAGTTAGAACCAAACAATATTTTGAAGATAATAAAGATATTCATAAAAAACGAATTAAAGAATGGTATTTAAATAATAAAGATTACCACCTTTGTAAAACAAAAAATTACATTAAAAATAAATTAAAAAATGATTCTTCTTTTAAATTAAAAGAAACACTACGAAAAAGATTATATAGTTTATTAATTAAAAATCAAACTCCTAAAAAATATTCTGCTTCTATTTTATTAGGTTGTACAATAGAAGAATGTAAAAAACATTTAGAGTCTCAATTTAAAAATGGCATGAATTGGGACAACCATGGAGTAGTTTGGGAGATAGACCATATAATACCCTGTTCTTCGTTTGATTTAACAAAAGAAGAAGAACAACAAAAATGTTTTCATTATACTAATCTTCAACCTTTATTTAAAACAACAGAAATAGCGGAATCGTTTGGATATAAAAATGAAGTAGGCAATAGAAATAAGTATAATAAATAATTTGGATTAGCAAAAAAAGAATATTAACTTTCGAAAGAATAAGAAAGTAAAAACATGACAAGAAACTTTAAAACGAAAGACGGTACTATATTATATTATAGTAACACAACAGGAGTAAATAAGTTCCATAATTGGGACGGACCAGCTTTAATCCCTCAGGGTAATATGAAATTAGCAGAATATCACATTTATGGTATTCGATATACTAAAGAAGAATGGATAGATCGTAAACGTGATGCTAATGGGTTACCATGGTTTAAAACAGCTATTGGAAAAAATACAGGAGCAAGAGTTTAAAAAAAATTGGGTCGTCAAGACCCTTTTTTTTATCTTTACATCATGAAACAATTCACGAGAACGTTTATAGATGATGATGGTGTAAATCATGTTTGGAAATATGATTTAGATAAATCTACTAGTGGTCCTATTGAGGTACTTATATCTTACCCTAAAGGGTATCTAGAAACCACAGAAAATATAAAAAATAATAAAATAGATCAAAAATATCTTAACCCAGCAAATGGAAAATATGTTTCCTATCAGAGAGCTAGGATATTGGGACTTTGTTGATTTTTTTACTATTTTACGTATTTATATAGATAAGACAATATAATATGCCTGCTAAATTAACACAACAACAATTTATAGAAAAAGCAATAAAAAAACATAATAATTATTATGATTATTCTATAGTAGAATATAAAGGAAATAAAATAAAAGTTAAAATAATATGTCCTAAACACGGTATATTTGAACAACAACCCAACAATCATCTATATGGTCAAAAATGTATAAAATGTATGGGTGATAATGTTAGAAAAGCTAGAAAGTTTACTAAAGAAAAATGGATAGAACTCTTTAAAAAAAAACATGGTGAAAGATATGATTATTCTAAAGTAAAAGAATTTAAAGGGTGTGGGATGTTAAACAAAATTATTATAATATGTTCTAAACACGGAGAATTTTTAATGAGACCCCAATTACATGCTAAAGGAGTTAATTGCCCCTATTGCAATATATCTAAAGGCGAAGATGAAATTGAAAAATACCTTATTGAAAATAACATAGAATACTCCAGCCAACATACTTTTACAAATTGTATTAACCCCAAAACATTTAAAAAACTTCCTTTTGATTTTTATTTACCTAAATATAACATATTAATAGAATATCAAGGAGAACAACATTATAAAAAAACAGGATATTTTGAAAATAGAGCAGGAGGATTAGAAGGATTACAGTATAGAGATAATATAAAAAAAGAGTATTGTCAAAATAAAGAGATTATATTCATAGAAATATCTTACAAAGATTTTAGTAATATTAAACAAATTTTAAAAGAAAAAATATGCGCATAGGTTTAGCAGGTACTCAAAGTGTTGGAAAATCAACACTAGTAAAAGCTCTAGCAGAATTAGAGCAGTTTAAAGATTATCATGTAGCTACAGAACGTAGTAAATATTTACGTGATCAAGGAATATCATTAAATGATGATTCAACTACTAAAGGACAGTTTGTATTTGCAGCTGAACGTAGTTTAGAATTAATGCATAATAATTTATTGACAGATAGAACAATATATGATGTCTGCGCGTTTACATTAAGCGCTAAATCAATTAGTTATAATGATAAGATTAAGTTAATTGAATCGTTCGTTACTATTAAAGATGATTATGATTTAATTGTTTATGTATCACCTGAAGGTGTAGATATTGAAGATAATGGTGTTAGAACAACTGATGCCGAATATCGTATGAAAATAGATTTTGCTATTCGTGGATTACTAAAAGAATACCCACCAGTAAAATTAATAGAAGTTAAAGGATCAACAGAAGAACGAATTAATTTAATAATTTCCCAAATAAACTAATATTTATGAACACAGAAATAAACGTAAACATAATGACCCCTAAACAAATTCGTGCTTTAATTAAGGAAGTAATAATAGAAACATTAAATGAACAAGTAACTATAGATGTTTCTAACCCTAATACTTTAACTGATCCTCAAAAACAAACACTTATTCAAAAATCACGAACTACAACTAGAGATAACAAAATAGGAACTCCAGATAAACCAGTTGAATTTGTTGAAGAAAGTAGTATTGAAACTACAGGTGGTCAAAAAATTAAAGAAATGGCCCGCAAAGCTAAAGGATATCAAATTATCGATTCTGAATTTGATACTACTCCATATGCTACTAAAACAGTAAGTGGTATTTCTATAGCTAGTATTATAGACTATATCAAAGAAAATCCAGGTGTAGAAAAAAAAGATATACAAACACAATTTAACTTTGTACGTCCTCAAATAGCAAATGCACTGATAAATGGTTTAAAAGATGCTGGTATTATTGCTAAAATGGGTGAAGTAGCCGTAGATGATGAAACAGGAGAAGTAACAGTAACAGATGAGCCTGAAACTCAAACATCACGAGCTGGTGTTGAAGACTTTTTTATTGGTAATAGAAAAGGATCATTTTTTAATACAAGCGAACCTGAAATATCAGATGAAAATGAAATGGATGTACCTGAAGAACCAGAAATTCCTGAACTACCAGCTGATCGACCTTCTATAGGTGGTCTATCTGATGAAGATTATAATGCTTGGATGGAGTATAGTAAATTTAAAGAACGTTTAGCTAGAACTAAAAGTGCATTAATACAAGCTAAAAAAATGGGTAGAAGTAGAGATGATTTATCGTCAGGATCAAATGAGATAGAACGCTTAACTAAATTAAAAACATCTCTTGAACAACGTCTTCAAAACGTTGTTGATAGTAATGAATATGTTAAAAATAAAATAGAACAAGAAAAGAATGCTCCATCAGAAGACGAAATAATGGAACGTTTCCAAAAATTAGCAAATATTATAAAATGATAAATAAATTAATCTGGTTATTAGTAGGGATAGTAGTAGGTATTTTACTTACTACTTACTCTGTTTATATGGGACCCTCAAGTATTACTTTTAAACAAACTATAGATAGTTTAAATAATGTTATTGATTCTAATAAAGCTATTGCTGATGCTCAAAATATTAAAATAATAAAATTAGCTAAACAAGATTCAATGTTAGCAGAGCAAGTAACAGTATTAACTAAAGAAAGAAATAAAGCTCGAGCTGAAGCAGATAAAAAAGCTAATAATCCTAATCTATCTAACTCAGATACATTACGTAAATTTTTTGTAGAAAGATATCCAACTGAAGATAAAACACCATTTTCTTTACCTAAAGAATCAGTAGTAAATGCCGCTCGTGATTTAATATACTGTGATGGAGATAGAAAAGATTTATTTTATGCTGATAGTACTAATACTATTTTAAATAAAAGAATAAATACTAAAGATAGTACTATATATGCTTACCAAATAAAAGATACAGCACAACAAACAATAATATCATCACAAGATGTTAAATATAATGTATTAGAAAAAGAATATACTAAAATAAATAGACAAAATAAGTTTTTAAAATTATACATTAAAACAACATTTGTAGCAGCAACAATAGCAGCAACAGTAACACTTTTTATTGTAAAATAATTTAAAGCCGGTTAGTACCGGCTTTATTTGTTCTTATATATTTATATACAAATAATATATGAGTAATCAAGAACAAATTAAAGAAATTATAAAACAGGAATATATTAAATGCGCAACTGATCCTGTACATTTTTTTAGAAAATATTGTTATATATCACATCCTAAAAAAGGTCGTGTATTATTTCATTTATATCCTTTTCAAGCTGATACTTTAAATGATATCAGAGATAATCGCTTTACTATTATTAATAAATCACGTCAGTTAGGTATATCAACATTAGTTGCTGGTTTTTCTTTATGGATGATGCTGTTTCAAAAAGATAAAACTATTTTATGTATAGCTACTAATCAAAAAACAGCTATAAACATGGTAGATAAAGTACAATTTATGTATAATAATTTACCTAGTTGGTTAAAAGGTAATAAAAAACCAATTACTGATAGTAAATTATCACTTAAATTACCTAATAATTCTCAAATTATAGCATCATCAGCAGCATCAGATGCTGGTCGTTCATACGCTGTATCTATGTTAATTGTAGATGAGGCTGCTTTTATAGAAAATATTGAAAAAATATACACCGCTATTAAACCTACAATTTCTACTGGTGGTAGTATTATAGCATTATCTTCACCAAATGGTGTAGGTAATTGGTTTCATAAAGTATATAGTGAAGCAGAATCAAAAACAGTATTAAAAGATGGTGATTTTAAAGCAATAAAGTTACCATGGCATTTACACCCAGATCGTATAGCTCCAATAGATCCTGATTGGGAACAACGTGAAAGAGCTAATATGTCTTCTCGTGAATTTGCCCAAGAATACGACTGTGACTTTTTGGGATCAGGTAATACAGTAATAGATTCTGAACTGTTAGCATTTTATGAACAAACATATATCCAGGACCCAATAGAACGAAGATTAATGGGAGGAGATTTATGGATATGGCAATATCCTAATTATTCTAGAAATTATTTAGTATCAGCGGATGTAGCTCGAGGTGATGGAATGGATTATTCTACGTTTCATGTTATAGACTTAGAAAACTGTGAACAAGTAGCAGAATATAAATCACAAGTTAGTACTCGTGAATTTGGTCATATATTAGTATCAATTGCTGGTGAGTATAATAATGCACTACTTGTAGTAGAAAATGCTAATATTGGATGGGATGTTGTAAATACTATTATAGAAAGAGGATATCCTAATTTATATTATTCACCTAAATCATATGGTGAAATGAATATAGATAAATGGATGGCTAAAATGGAAAGTGATAATACAGTTCCTGGCTTTACTAACTCTACTCGTACAAGACCACTTGTTATCTCAAAGACAGAGACGTATATTAGAGAAAGAACGTTTATCTTTCATTCAAAACGATTACTAGAAGAATTACGTGTATTCATTTGGCAAAATGGTAAAGCACAAGCACAAAATGGATATAATGATGATTTAGTAATGGCTTTAGGAATTGGGTTATTCGTTCGAGATACAGGATTAAAATTTAGTGCACAAGGATTAGATTTAACTAGAGCAGCAGTAATGAACATTAGTAATACAAGAACATCAATAAACTATGGTGCTATGCAACCTAATTTTCAAAATCCATACCAGATGAATGACGGTATAGGAGGAACAGAAGATATCAGTTGGTTGTTAGGGTAACATATTTATTAACATATTCAATATATAAAATGGCAGAAAACAATATAAATAACACAGGATTATTCGGGCAGTTAAAACGCTTATTTAGTACAGATGTTATTATCAGAAATGTAGGAGGTAATCAACTAAAAACAATAGATGTTGATAGGATCCAAGCCTATGGTAACGTAAAAACTAATGCTTTAATAGATAGATTTACTAAACTTCATAGATATGGAGCTAACATGCCATATAATCCTACTATGAACTACCAAACACTTCGCATTCAGTTATACACAGATTACGAAGCAATGGATACTGAATCAATTATAGCATCTACTTTAGATATAGTAGCTGATGAAGCTACATTAAAAAATGAAATAGGAGAAATATTACAGATAAGAAGCTCAGATGAAAATATTCAACGTATATTATATAATTTATTTTATGATATATTAAATATTGAATTTAATCTATGGGTGTGGATACGTAATATGTGTAAGTATGGTGATTTCTATTTACATCTAGAAATAGCTGAAAAATTTGGTGTATATAGTGCGGCTCCATTATCTGTTTATGATATGGTACGTGAAGAAGGTTCTGATCCTGAAAATCCATCGTACGTTTGTTTTAGAATAGACCCAATGGTTATAGCAGCTGGTGGTATTAATAGTCGTATTAAAGATAGAGATGGAAAAATTAAATTTGAAAACTATGAAGTAGCTCATTTCCGTTTATTATCAGATGCTAATTATTTACCTTACGGTAGATCATATATAGAACCTGCTCGTAAAACATATAAACAGTATGTATTAATGAAAGATGCGATGTTATTACATCGTATTACCCGCGCCCCAGAAAAACGTGTATTCTATGTTGATATTGGAAATATGCCTCCTGGTGAGGTTGATGGTTATATGGAGCGTTTAAAGCAAAAAATGAAAAAAACTCCTTATATTGACCAACAAACAGGTGAATATAATTTAAAATATAACATGATGAATGTTATGGAGGATTTTTATATACCTCAACGTGGTGCTAATTCAAACACTAAAATAGATACTATTAAAGGTTTAGAATATAATGCTATTGAAGACGTAGCCTTTTTACGTGATGAAATGTTAGCTGCGCTTAAAGTACCTAAAGCATTTTTCGGATTTGAAAAAGATTTAACTGGTAAAGCTACATTAGCAGCTGAAGATATTCGCTTTGCTCGCACAGTAGAACGCATACAACGCATTGTATTATCAGAATTATATAAAATTGCGCTTGTACATTTATATGTTCAAGGATATGATGGGGAATCATTATCTAATTTTGAATTATCTTTAACTACTCCATCTATTATATATGAACAAGAAAAAATAGCATTGTGGAAAGAAAAAGTTACATTAGCTAAAGATTTATTAGATACTAATTTAATATCATCAGATTGGATATATGATAATGTATTTAAATTCTCAGAAGACCAGTATGATGAAACACGTGATTTAGTAATAGAAGATAAAAAACGCACATTCCGTTTAGGTCAGATTGAAAATGAAGGTAATGACCCTGCTAAATCAGGTAAATCATACGGAACGCCTCATGACTTAGCTGCATTATATGGTCGTGGCAGAACAGGTATGGAAGCTCAACAAGATGTTCCTGGAGGATACAATGAAAAAGCTCCTATAGGACGTCCTAAAGAAAAAACATCTATTATTAATACACAAAAAGACCCATTAGGTAAAGATAGATTAGGTAGAAAAGGTATGAACACACTATATACTGCTAATTTACCTAGTAGCGATATGGCTGATGGAACTCCTAAAGGTGGTTCACCATTAGCATTAACTGAATTTTTTAAAAATAAATCATTATTAGAATCATTAAAAAAAGATATAGTATTTAAACCTAATTCAAAATCTGATTTATTATCCGAAGAAAATATTAAAAACATATAATAATTATATATTTATAGATAGTGCACACTTTTTATGAAAATTAAACATTCAAAATATAAAAATACTGGTATATTGTTT